CTACCTGCCCAAGGGGACCAGCTTCGACGACCTGTCGGATGCGGACCTGCAGGCCATCGTCGACGAGATCAACGACACCCCGTTGAAGGTCCTGGGCTGGGAAACGCCCAACGAGGTTTGGTACCGCGAGCTCGGCAAGGTAATGTCAAAGACAAGCCACCCAGAGACGAGTGTTGCACTTACAAATTGAATCCGGGGAATCCTCGTGGCTACTCTTGTGCCGCCGCCGATGTTGGTGGTACCGGCATGCGGGAACTTCGTGCGACGCTTGATACCGGCGAGGTCTCGTGTGGTCTTGACCTTGAAGAAGTCGAGTTGCATGAGACGGTCGACGGTGAACGCGCGTCGTGTCTCGTGGTCGTTCATGTCCTCATCGATGCGGTTGATCCACGACCGGATGTCCGCGGTCTCCTTGACCTTGCCGAACAGGTACCCGTTGATCTGCTCGTAGGCGGTTCCCGACCAGTCGATGAGCGCGTCTCTCTTCTCTTCCGGCGTGTACCGGTCGCCGGGCTTGGTGATGGTCATGTGAACTGCGCCCCGATTGTGAGAAAATCATTGATTAATTCGTTTGTTTGTACAGGAGATGCCATGGGTATCAGAACACCGAAGCAGAAGTACCGTCGCTTCCAGATGCGGCAGCATATCTGGGAGCGTGAAAAGTCCGACAGGACATCTCGCGCCTGCGGAAAAGTTCGATTCAAGACCGAACTCGACGCGAAGATCGCCCTGGCCGGTGCTCGTCGGCAACGCCGCGGACCGGCTCGGCAGAAGGACGAGCAGCGGTATTACCGGTGTCCCGAATGTCACGGCTATCATCTGACCTCCAAACCGTACCGGGGGCGAAATCGGAAGGAACCGAACGCATCGAAGACGACCATCATCCAAACTGCTGCGAAGCTCAAGGGCGTATCCGTATTCATCGAGCGGATCGGAGACGCATGGATCTACACGATTCCCGAGTTCGATGCGTATGGAACGACCGGTTCGCAGGAGGAGGCGAAGACGGCCGTCCAGACGATCATGAAATTCGTGGATCCGTCCGTCACCGCGTCGTTTCGCTACTATGCGGACGATCAGGATATCGAGATGTTCTATGCGCAGCAGGTTGCAGGTCCGCAGGCGATCGTCACGGCGGAGAAGTCCTCCTACATGGAACCGCTGCTGTCGCAGATGAGGTCATTCCTGTTCCGGCACGGGTACCGGTTCCGCAAATACGATTCCCGATATCCCGGCCCACCGGACATCGTGCTGCCGAAGCATCACATTATGGTGTTCGTCGACCCATGTCTGTGGCATGACCGATCGGAGTGCAGAAGGAAGGCACTTCCTCCCGAGACGTTACGACTTTGGCGTGAGCACCACATCGGGCAGTGGGAAGAGATGCAGGAGGAACGCCGGCGACTGTTCGAGGAAGGATGGACCATCCTGTCGTACTGGGAATGCCGCTTCTACGACAATCGCAAACGCGCGAGGCGTTTGAACGCATTCCTTTCCGACGTTCGGCGCTGCTCCCATGATCGACCTCGGAACGCGGATTGAACCCGGGGTGTGCAGGAAGACGTTCGAACCTTATGATGGTCGTATGGTCGATGGAAGCGGCAAACGAACGCGCCACGCCGATGATTTGCATTCATTACTTGATGTGCTAGATTATCTACTCGTTGCTTGAAGCAATATCGGACCGTAGCGCAGTTTGGTAGCGCACTTGACTGGGGGTCAAGGGGTCGCGGGTTCAAATCCCGCCGGTCCGACCAGAAAGCCCGGAATTTCAACGATTCCGGGCTTTTTCGTTATCGTCCGAATCCCCTCTTTCGGGCCTTCCAGACACGATTCAGACACGATTCAGACACGATTTTCGGACACGACCAGACACGACGAACCCGCAACACGTCTCAAATCAAGCCATTTTCAGGCGGTCGTCCAGCGGCTTTCCCGGCTCTCCCAAAGCGACTTTTCACAACTTCTACATATAAGTGGCTCCGCTCTCCCGTGATGGAGGGCGGGGCCGTCTTCTTGTTTTCACCGTGCCCGGTCGCGCAGCAACGGCACGATGTCGCGTAGGGTGACATGACCGTTCATGTCGGGGGTGAGGCGTTTCCGGTGGATCCATGTGCGGATGGTCGCGGCGGGCAGTCGTATGCCGGCCTTCGCGCATTCGCCGCTCATCTGCTTGGGAGTACCCTTCTTCTCTGACCGTGCGAGCCGGTCGAGGAGCCGGTCGGCAACGTAGGTACGGTTCACCTCGGCGCCGCAGGAACGGCATACGTCCATATGGGAGCGCGGCGTCCCCCAGACGACACCATTCCTGCAGAACGGGCAAACGCCGAACGCCACCCGCGTCTGGGGCGGATCCACGGCGCGCATGCCGTCGTCGCCGGGGATCATGGGATCGCGCTGGTCGGTGGCGATGTGCACGACGATCTGCATCATGGGCTGCCCGTTGTCGAAGAACTTCGGGGCTCCGGTGTCGATGTCGTGCTGCTGCTGGGCCTCGATGTTCCTGACGATGCCGGAGGCCGAGGTGCCGATGGGGTCGTCCTTGCCGATCGCGGACGGCGTGCCGCCGGACATGACCTGCGCGAGCGACGGCAGCGGCTCCGTGCCGCCGAAGCCGGGTGTGGCGGTGGGTTGTTGTGCTGCGAACATGGGGTTCTCCTAACTGTGCTGTTGTTCGGTGTTCTCGGATTGCGGGTATCGGGCTTCGAGGAGCGGTGTGAGGCGCGTCCAACGTTCCGGCACTTTGGTTCGTGGCTTGGCGGGTTCCGGGATGATGGAACCGCGGTCGTTCGCCCATGTGCCGCAGTCGAAGCAGTGGCCGGCCGACTTGGGCAGCGTGCGGATCCACGCGTCACGGCCGGGATCCTCGACCACGCTGTCGAGAACAAGTGGATCCTCGACAACGTGGCCCACGCCGTCAGTCAAGCATGGCAGCCACACATCAGAACCACCGAAAAAGACAAGCCCGAGAACGACAAGCCGGAGGAGAAATCGCCGGTCGCTCTCGAACAGGCCGCATAGCGCGACAACACCACCCGCCACCTACGCCGTTACACCCAAAACCATTGGAACAACAACGTTTCCAACACAGGTGTAACGGCGTAACGCGTATAACGCCACCCATATACCCAACACCGACGCCGTACCCCATAGAAACACCCGTTACACCCGTTACGGAGTTACAGAGGCAAAGAGAGCCAAGACAGACCAAGGGGCCGTCGCTGAAACGGGTACCTCGCGCCAGCCGCTACAACCCGATACGACAAGAGCCGGAAATATCTAGTCACACGTTAAGCTGGTTGTGAAAAACGCTAAACGCAGCAAAAATGATAGTGTTGCCAAATTCTCGAAGCACGAGAGGCAACCCCAGACTTACGGCCCCACAAAGGCCAACCACCCACGTCCTTTCCTCCTTTCACTGTGAGGTTCATTCATACGCCACCTCTATCGGGAGGGCCCATGGCCAAGCCGCGAGGCAACCCACGGTACGCCAACGGCGCTCGCAGACGGGCCGTGCGCAGACGTGTGTTGGCCGCATACGACACGTGCCACATCTGCGGCAAACCCGTTGACAAGACACTGCCCGCACGGGATCCGTGGAGCGCTGAAGTGGACGAGCTGCTGCCGGTGTCGAAGGGCGGAAGTCCGTACGAGTTCGCCAACTGCAAGCTGTCGCATCGCGCATGCAACGAGCTGAGAAGCAACAAGAGCATCGAATGGGCACGACAAGCCGTCCGAGGAGAGGGCGACATCAGAGCGACTTCGGTGCCGTTCCGCACCTCGACATGGTGAGATGCTGCCCGGCACCGTGGGAAGGGTACCCTGCCGGCCGGCTCCGGGCGCACCCCTGTGTCATAGCACCGCTCTCTCCCCGATTTTTTTCCAAACGGCTATGGGTATACACTTAGAGGGTCTGGTTTTCTCTATGCGAGCCTTCTTTGGTTCAAGGAGTGAGAAAACAACTGGGCGGATTCCTACCGGGGTTATGTCACCGGTGTCTGGGCCGTTCACCGTATGGGGCGGAAGGTCCTCCGGGGTATTGAAATAACATACGGCAACCAGAGGAGTGTTTTCCGCCTCATATACTGCGGGGATCCCGTGCGACCAGCTTTCAAGACTGGAACATCAGACAAGGGGTCATCCCCGCTTTTTCTATGCCGTTCGGAGGTATCTCATGGACGAGTACCTGACCTTGTTGCACCGTACGTTGAAGCGTCTTGAGCAGGCGGTGTTTGATTTGGATACGCCGCCGCGCGATCTGGCGGCATTGTCGCGCCGGTTGCTTGAGGTGAGTCGGGCGATCGAGCGGTTGGAGGGCAAGGACGGCGCTTCGGGCCCGTCGGTTGCGGTGGAGGTCGAGGATGCCGAGTTCGACGAGGAGGCTGTCTGACGTAGCCCGGCATGTGGTCTTGCCGCGTGACATCGTCTCGACGGGCTGGCCGAAGGTCAAGGCGCAGGCGCGCATGTGCGGCATCGAGTACGACGACTGGCAGGATGGGCTCGGCCGGTGCATGCTGGGCAAGAAGGCGGACGGCCTGTATGCGGCGGGCATCGGCGGCGTGGTCATCAGCATTTGCCGTCAGGTGGGCAAGACGTTCACGATCGGCACGATGATCGTGATGCTGTGCATCCTGAGCGAATATCCGCTCAAAGTCCTGTGGACGGCACATCGCAGCCGTACGAGTGACGAGACGTTCAAGTTCATGTGCTCGCTGGTCAGGAAGCCGGCGATAGCCCGGTATGTGGATGGCGAGCCGAGGCGTGCGAACGGTCAGCAGGAGATCGCGTTCACGAACGGGTCTCGCGTGCTGTTCGGCGCGCGTGAGAACGGGTTCGGTCGTGGTTTCGACAACGTGGACGTCGAGGTGTTCGACGAGGCGCAGATATTGGGCGAGCGCGCGTTGGACGACATGATCCCCGCCACCAACGCGGCCCGTAATCCGCTCATCATCTACATGGGTACGCCGCCCAAGCCGTCGGATCCGAGCGAGGTGTTCTCGGGGCGCCGGCGTGACGCGTTGCATGGTGACAGTGACGACACGTTGTATGTGGAGTTCAGCGCCGACCGTGACGCGGATCCCGGGGATCGCGCCCAATGGAGGAAAGCGAACCTCTCCTATCCGGCGCGTACGTCGGAGTCGGCGATCCTGCGCATGAGGAAGAACCTCGGCGAGGACAGCTTCCGGCGCGAGGGCTTGGGAATCTGGGACGAGACCAACACGCTGAGCGTCATCGACCCCGAACTCTGGAGGAACGGCGAGGTCACGGAGCGTGCGGATGGTGGCGTGACGTCGTTCGGGTTGGATATGCCGCCCGACCGCAGCGCGCTGGCGATCGGCGCGTGCATGAGGTATGCGGACGGCTCGGCCCACGTGGAGTTGGCGGAGTATCGGGACACGCATCGCGACGGCGTGGCGTGGGCGGCGGACTGGATCAAGACGAACGTGAGCGCGTGCATCGGCTGGCCCGCCAAGGCCGTCCGCTCCTTGGCCGACCTGACCGTATTCGACGGATGGACGTACCCGAACGGCGAGGACGTGTACGGGCTTGACGAGCTGACCGAACCTCCGGACGAACTGAAGCGGGTGCGGCCGGTGTGGGCGCCGACGCGGGAGATCAGCGACGGGGCGCGGGCGGACGCGTACGTGAAGATCAGCCAGGTCAACCAATCCTACGCGACCAGCGAGGTCGGGCTGCGCCGTCTCGGCTTGGACGGCGACGAGATCCGCTCCCTGCGGTCGCAGCAGTCGCGCGACCGGGGCTGGGGCGCGCTGGACATGATCCTAAGGAGCGCCAATGCCGGTGACGACCAAGGATCTCAACCAGCTGAGGACGAGCCAACAGGAGGCGGTGCGACTCGCGAGGCTTGACCTCGGCGAACTGTGGTGGGACATCGCGGGACTGCCGGCCGCCAAGCAACGCGACATTTTGCTCGACCTCGTGCCGGCGATCATCGGCAAGTACTCGGACATGTCCAGCACCGCCGCGGCCGACTGGTACGAGCACGTGTACGCCAGGCACTTTGATGACTCGTTCACCGCCGAGGTCGAGAACCCGAACAGGGACGAGGCCGTCAGGAAGCTCATCCGCTGGAAGGCCGGCGTCCTGTGGAACGACCCCGACAAGGGCCGGAAGGCGAATCCGGACGAGCTGCTGCGCTACCTGAACAACCTCATGGACAGGGAGATCCGCAACCCCGGCCGGCAGACCATCCGAAGCAACGCGCGACGAGACCCGCACAAACCCCGATACGCGCGCGTGCCAAGCGGACGACAGCCGTGCGCGTTCTGCATCATGCTCGCAAGCCGCGGCTACATCTACGCCAGCGAGGACACGGCCGACTTCGGCACGAGCTTCCACGGCGGCAACTGCCGGTGCGAGATCGTCCCCGAATGGGGCAAGGGCAGCAACCGCATCGAAGACTACGACCCGGACGAATACCTCAGGATCTACGAGACCGCGCGGCGAGCATTGGAGACGGGCGTCATGCCCGCCGACCTGAAGGCCGGGCTCGCGAACATCGCACCCTACCGGGAACCGAAACGCGAACAGAGCTTCTATGGGCCGTACGACCCGAACAACGTGAACTCCATCGCCTACCTCATGCGCCACATGAACCCCGACAAGGTGGGCCAAGGCCACAAACTCACTGATCCCGGCAAGCGCAAGGGCGGACCGGGCGAGAAGATCCGCGACCTGAAGACCATGACGCCCCGCGCCACACTCAAAGAGGTCACGCACGATGAGGTGAACCCCCTGTGGGACATGTGGGTGAAAAGGAAACTCGATAACGGGTATCGGCCGGACTTCTCGAAGAACCCGTGGGGCATCAACTGCCAGCGCGTCGTCCAAGCCGCCGAACTACGACTACGCGGCTACGACGTGCAGGCGGTCGGCAACCACAAAAGCTCCTCGGACGGCTACTACTGGAACATCGCCGACATGTGGGTGGACAAGAACGGCAACCACCGCAAATTCACCCGGAAAGAGTCGAACAACGCGACGATCCGGGCCATGCGCGAATACCCGCCCGGTAGCCGTTTCTTCGTCGCCGGCCCATGGAAGAACGGCAGCGCGCACATCTGGAACGCCGAGATCATCCAGATGCCCAGCGGCTGGAAGTCCGTGCGCATGTACGACTACTAGCCTGGCGACTACACGAAATACGGGTATAAGAACGGCAAGCTGCCCGACTGCTATCCCGACGACATCAAGGAAGGCCAGCTGCGGTTCCTGCGCGTGGACGACATGGAACCCACCGACAGCCTTCTCGAAGGCGGCCGGCCGAGCTTCACCGACGCGCCCGCCTACGTGAAACCATGGGTCGGCGATCCCGACACCGTGCGAAGCTGGAGCGAGTGGAAGCTCCAACGGGCCCACCGCGACGACACCTCATGGCGGAAGCATCAGGATGAATACGACAAATGGGCGGAATCCACGCCACCAAGTCAAGGAGGACAGGCATGACCGATAGGGTCACCAGCTATCATCAGGCACGACGGATCGTCGAGCATGCCAACCATGGCATCCCCACCAGCCGCGAGGGCGGCGAGGACGCCGACTACTACCACGTGCCCGTGGATCCCGACTTCGCCATGCTCGACGACTGCGACTGGTATGTGAACAGAAGACCGGCAAGGCCGAACGGCTTCCTTGTTCTCCCATCCTTCCCGATGATTCTGCCAACATGTATTATCGCGATATGAATAGTGTCAGCGATGATGAATGAGGCCATTCGAATGATTGATTTCCATACCGCAAGGTTGTTGACGTCATGGTTCATTCATGTGCCTTTATCGGATATAGCGGAAGTTGGTCTGGCAGGTGCTGACGGTTTCATAACCACATGCACATCCACAAACCGTCCAAAAATCAATTGTGATTACTACGTTGATGGAAAGCGGGCGAAGGCTTATTACTTCTGGCCCGACGCACCGGAATTGGTCGGCTTGGATATTCATTTTCGTTCTTCCATGATGACCGTTCGCGACGATGGCGGCACCGAGGAAGGTTTCCGCGTATTCCGTGCCATCTTCTCGAAGGAAAGTACGGAGAGTTTGATGGAGCGTTATGCGGATACTCTTCGCAGAGGCGTGTTCAATATCGAGGGCGGGAACCCTGATCTCACCGACAGGGAACTTCGAAAGTGTCTGATCTGGTGCATCTATTACATGAAGGATATTTGGGACTACAAGCCTTCACGCTTCTACCGGTTCCGTAGGAAGCTCTTCTGGACAAGAGTGAGAATCACGAATAAAGTCCTTGACTTTTTGTTGAAGCCGATTTGGAGATTCCTCTAGATCTTTCATTTACGTCATCCATGGCCATCACGGATCCGTCCGTGGTGGCTTTTCTTATGCCTGGATTCGGGCGGAAGGAGGTCGTATGGCCGAAGAAGACAACGCCCAGAACACCGACGAACAGTCCGGCTCGCCGCCGGAGGACATCGACTGGAAGGCGCGCTATGAGGCCGAGGCCGAACGGGCGAAGAATTGGCGCGGCAAGGCCGAGGCGAACAAGACGGCTGCCGACGAGCTGGCCGCGTTGAAGGAATCCCAGTTGTCGGAGACGCAGAAGCTGGAGGCGCGCGCGGAACGGGCTGAGAGGGAGCTCAACGACCTGAAGACCGCACAGCAGCGTCTCGCATGGCGTGACGAGGCCGCCAGGAAGACCGGAGTACCGGTCGATCTGCTGCGCGGCGAGACGGCCGAGGAGATCAACGCGCACGCGCAGGCCATCAAGTCGTATCTGGCCGCGCAGGCGAAGCCGTCGGCGGCGAAGGTCACGGATCCGGCCGGCACTCCGCAGGCTCAGGCGAATCCGAACGCCGGACTGCTTAGGCAGCTGTTCGGCACCAAGTAAACGTTCAACCCTTTAGAGGAAGGTATCTATGGTTTTGCAGACCAATCAGGTGACGCTGCCCACGTCCGTGAGCCTCGCGGTGGTGGGCAAGGCGCACGACACCAGCACGATCGCCACATTGAGCCCGGCGGACAGGCTCGGGTTCATGGACGACAAGTACAACGTGTTCACCGGCAAGGCGCGCGCCGAGGTCGTGGCCGAGGGTGCGAAGAAGAGCGGCTACGAGCAGCCGATCACCCCGAAGGAAGGCAAGCGGTTCACGGTGCAGTGCGCTACGCGCGTCTCCAAGCAATTGCAGTGGGCCGACGAGGACAACCAGCTGCAGATCCTCGACGCGATCCAGGCCGACCAGGCCGCAGCATTGGGCGAGGCATTGGACTACGTGATCTACCACGCGGTCAACCCCGCGTCCGGCGACAAGCTCGCCGGCTACGAGGCGCTGTCCGCCACGGGCGTGCAGGTGACCGCCACCGACGACCAGCTCGCCAACCTCGACCTGCTCACCGACAGGCTGCTGCGCGCGAACATCACCGGCGTCGCCCTGTCCCGCACGTTGGCGAACGAGCTTCGCAAGCTGCGCGTGTCCAACACGGGCGGACGCCTGTTCCCGGAGATCCCATTGAGCCTGAACACGGGCACCTTGGACGGGATCAAGGCCAGCACGACCGGGGCCGCGGCGCGTACCGCCATCGGCGCGGGCACGTCCAGCTTCAGCGGGGCGTACGGCGACCTGACCGGCAAGCCGGCCATCCCGGCCGCCCCTACGTGGGCGAACATCTCCGGCAAGCCCGCACCGGCCGCAGCCATCGCCGACCTCGCGACCGGTGCCGACGCGGCGGCGATCACGGCGGCGGTGAACAAGACGTTTGCCGCGCTGCGAACGTTCGGCGTCATCGCCAAGCAGGGCGGCGCATGGCCGACGAGTTCACACCGTTCGCTACCTATCGGGATCTTGAACGCCGCTGGCATGCGCTGACCGAGGCGGAACGCGAGACCGCGACCGTGCTGCTGGAGGACGCCACGCAGATCATCATGGACACATGCCCCAGATGGTCGCAGGCATCCGACCGCACACTCGCGTCGATCGCGCGCGCGATGGTCGTCCGCAAAATGAGCGTGGGAGACGAACGGCTGGGCGTGACGAACGCGCAGCAGACCGCCGGCAGCTTCAGCGAGTCCTTCACCTACTCGAATCCCATGGGCGACCTCTACCTGACCAAGGCGGAGAAGGGCCGGCTGGGTCGCGGCAGGGCGCGCGCGTTCCACCTCGACATGAGCGGAGGCGGCCCGTGAGAGGCGAGACCATCACCGTGATCCGCCGCGTCCAATCCGGCGTTGACGAGGGCAACAACCCCGTCTACGAGGAGCAGCGCGAAGCCATCGAGAACATGCTCGTGGACTCGCCCGACAGTACGGACGCCGACGAACCGAACCGTCCCGACGGGATGCGCGTGGACGCCGTGTTCCGCTTCCCGCGCGACTACGCGGGCGGCCCTCTCGACGGCTGCCGGATCATCCTGCGCGGCGACGAGGAGCACCCGTATCACGTGGTCGGCCATCCCATACCGCTCGACGGCGGCATGCGGCCGACCAAGTGGAACATGAACGTCGAAGCCACCTACACGGAAGGCTGAAAAGATATGAGAAAGCGGAAGTTGGGCCCCCTGTAAAAGGTCAGCGGGTCACTTCCGCTTGAAAAATCTCCCCACCCCAGAGCCAATAACGGGTTCGAGAGATGGGAAAACCTCGTGAACTCATTTTATAGGAGATCGGAGACTGAAACGACCAGACGACGTGACTCACGTTTTTTGAGCGCGTAATGGATAGTGGCGCCTCATCGGGAATGAGCACGAACGGTACCGGTCCTGTTTGGCTTGTCGTATGGAAGGCAAGATCAGCATGGCGACGAAGCGGCAGGTCACCCTGAGGTTCAGAGACGAGTACATGAAGGCCTCGAAGAAGGACAAGGGTCGCATCCTCGACGAGATGTGCTCCGTGCTGGAGATCGGCAGGAGCACCGCGCGGCGACGGCTCGCCGAGGCCGGCAGGAAGCCGTGCGAACCGCAGGAAAGCAAGGCATCGCGGCCGAAACGGTATTCGGATCAGTCGCGCGAGCTGCTGGCGCGGATGTGGCTGATGATGGACATGCCGTGCGCGAAGTACCTCAAACAGATGCTTCCCCTGCGGCTGCCGACGCTGAGGGCCTGTGGCGAGCTCGCCGAGTACGACGGGTTCGCGTTCGACGAATTGACGGCGATGAGCCCGGCCACGATGGACCGGTACCTCAAGCGGACGAGGGACGAGGCGTGTCCGAAGGGTCTGGTGAGCACCAGGAGATCGAACGCGCGAGCTCGACCGTGAACCCCGCCGAGCTCGTCCGCCGCATCCACGACATCCAGGACCGGCCCGATACCATGGCCGCGCCGCGCACCGCGCGGCCGGCCAGACGCGCGGGCCCGGACATGGCATACTTGAACAGGACGCTCGCCCGGATCGCGGGCGTCGAACCGGAAGACGACGAAACCCCGCCAGCCGGCAAGGACCAGAATTTCGCGCTCACCCCAAGTGAGGCACCACTCCGGATTACGCGCTCACTTTCAAATGAGGCACCTCGTGAGGACGCCATCGCACGTTGTGAGTGCTGGTGCTTCATAAGAAGCGAACAAGAGAGGCATCGGTTCCATGACCGGTCGCGCTTACGGGGTGTCTGCGAAGGTCTTGCGTGATGCCATATGCCCGACTCTGCACGGCGTGGAGACCATCGGAGACGCATGAGTCGGACGGAAGGAAGGAGAGGTCATGGAACCCAGGGATGTGGAGGCGACGGTCATGGCGATCGCCCGGAAGTGGCATGGGGTGATTCCCGTGTGGGAGGCCGAACGGTGGGGTGTGGATCCGTCCGAGCTCGCCCGATGGGCCGAAAACCAAGGAGCGGACGAGGTGTCCTTCGACGCCGAAGGGTTCTACCGGTGGTTTCCCGAGAGGGACGTCGACATCGACTATGACTACATGTGGCTGACGGAATGTCTGGCCATCGGCGGGCCGGGGGCCATGCTGTGCGGGCCGTCCGCGTTGGAGTATCTGGAGATCGGCGATATGTGCACGCCGGGCACCCATATCGCCGTCACGACCCGCCATCATCCCGTCGCCGGGATCCTCTGGCATGACGCGAAGGGGTTGACGGCCGTGATGCACCACGGTCTCATGGTCGAGACGCCGGCCCAGGCGATCCGCGACTCCTGGGTCTGCATGGACGACGCCAGACGGTATAGGGTACTGGAGGATGCCCTGAACAAAGGTCTGATCGGAGTCGATGATGTTCGAGAATATACTGGGCAAACGCCCGAAAAGCGTCGGTAATCTGCGCAAGAAGATCAACCAGCTGAACGCGCCGATCGTCTCCCAGCTGCTCCCCAAGGGCACGCTCATCAAGGGCGGTAAGCTGCATTCGCTATCCAGAGGCGACCCGCAACGAGACAAGGATCTCATCGACATCGTGTCAATCATCAGACAACATGACGACGCCATCGATCTGGGGAGAATCGGGAGATCGTCCAGAAGGTGGAGTCCAGATATCGATCCTGACACCGGGGATGATAAGGGCGAAAATCATCGTTGACGATCGGAACCGGATCATCGATTTCATGTCAATTGTTGTTCCGTCAGATCATTCAAGCGTGGCCTCCACGGCTGTTCGTCGGGAGTTCCATGACAGAATCAATTCGATTTGACGACTGCGATTGCGATTGTCCGTCTCCTCTCGATCCCGCCACATCTGCGCCTGTTCTCGGAAATACCGTTGGGCCTCTTTTCGATCGCCTCGTTGTCTGGCCTGCCGTTCGGCCGCCACCAGCGATCCGGCAAGCACGTTACCGGTTTCATGGAAGACTTCATAGAGAGTGAAATCATCCATATGCTCATAGATGCTTTCATCGACCAT